GTGGTTGACGAAAGCAGACCAACCTGCCGTTACTGCATTGGAACAGTGTGCTGACAAACTTGATGTTGCCGTTAGAGCAGGACTTTTAGCGGAGTTTACTAAGTGCTATCGACTTTTATTGAATGCTAAGCCTGATGATGCTAAGGAAACTGATTCTTTAGATAATTGGCTTGCAGGATTGACTGCTTAGTGCAACTACCCAAAACTTACACTGCTCCATTGTCTGAGGACTTTCACCACGGTGCTGATGACATTATTGAATTCTTTTCTAGATGCTGGCTTACCCAAGATGAGGATGATGTTGAACTCTTTGAATGGCAAAAGTGGCTGCTTAAAAGGGTGCTTGAGAAGTATGGACCAGACCACCCCGAATTCCCCAATCAGTACAGATATAGGCAAGTGCTTGTAAGCGTCCCAAGGCAACAGGGGAAATCAATCCTTGCCTCTTTGATGGCTTTCCAGTGGATGCTGAAACATCCTGGCTCTAACATCATTGGTTTGGCATCTTCGGTAGACCAGGCTCAGATTGTTTACCAGCGAGTGTCTTTGGTGCTGAACAGTCATCCTGCTTTGAAGAAGAGGTTCAGTAAGACCACAACAACTCGGGGTATTGCTAGTTCTGATGGACGTACTACCTATCAATTGAAGGCTGCTAAGAGTGCGGCACTACAGGGAATTGCGTTGAATTTAGGGGTGTTCGATGAGGTCCATCTGTGCTCTCCTGACCTTTGGTCTGACTTGGTGAATGGTACTGCTACCAAGGACAACGCTATGGTCTTCGGAATTACTACAGCAGGGGACCAAAACAGCGAACTCTTAAAATCTTTGTACCAAGTGGGGGAGAGGGCTGCTGATGGTGACCCCCAGTTGGAGAGGTTTGGGTACTTTGAGTGGTCTGCTCCTGCTGGTTCGTCAGTCACAGATGAGGACGCATTGTTAACTGCTAATCCTAGTCTTGCTGAGGGCAAGATAAGCATGGCTAACGTTCTTAGCGACATTGGCACTATGCCTGAGGTTGATGCTAGACGCTACAGGCTCAATCAGTTCGTTCATGACTCTTCACAGTTGTGGTTGCCTCAATCTATCTTTCAGCAAGCGATTCATCGGAACGGTAACCCTGAAGGTCGTTCAGTCTTTGCTATTGACCGTACTCATGGTTGGGACTATGCGACTATCACCGCTGCTACTAAGCATGAGGACTATATCTATAGTGAGGTTGTTGCTAGTTTGATTAAGCCTACTAAAGACCAGTTGTTGCGTATTTGTTTGGAGTTGGCTAAGCAGAATCCTTTGGCGTTTGTGGCTGAGGGCTACATGTTGAAAGAGTTGATGCAGGATTTACAGAAGTCTGGTTTGGCGGGGTATAGTTTGAATGCCACTGAGATTAGTTCTGCTAGTTCTACTGCTTATGCCTTGTTTGCCCAGGGTAGAGTGAGAATAAATGAAGACCCACTAGTAATAAGCCAATCACCATTTGGATATAGAAAAGCAAAAGGCGACCATTGGAGAATTGCTCGTGCTCCTGAAGACAATACTAGTCAAATTGATGCGTTAATGGCGACGGTAATGGGTATATATTTAGCATCACGAGAATTAGAGACAGATATACAATTGTTCTAAACCTTTACTCGTTATTTTTGCTATAATCTTTAGTAATCATGACGAATATTATCAAACGCGCTTATTATGGTGCTTTCGCCCCTTGGCAGCAGAATTGGGATGCTACTGCGCCTCATAGGGATATGATTACTGGTGAGAGGCATGTGCCTCGTGTTCGGGGTATTGAGCCTGTTAATCAGGATAGTGCTCTTTCGCTGGGTACAGTGTTTAGGGCTGTTCAAATCATTTCTAATGCCATTAGTCAAATGGACACCGAGGTATATCGTGCTGAGGAGCCTATTAAAGCGCCTGGTTTTATTAAACGTCCCAATGTTGATGAACCACTACCGCATTTTCTTGAGGAAACTTGCACAGCACTAGCACTGACAGGTAATGCCTACTGGCTGGTGTATCGGAATAAGGCAGGCAATGTAAACAACATTAAATGTTTGAATCCGAATCTAGTTGTGAAAGAGATTGACGACAAAACAGGTCGAATACGTTTCAGTTACAACGGCAAATACTACACAACTCAGAATATGAAGCATCTGAAATTGATGAGAGTCCCTGGTTACCCCTACGGACTCGGGCCTATTCAATATCTGAGAGCAGAAATGCAGAACGCACTGGACTTGAGGTCATATCAGTCCAACTGGTTTACAGAATCAGGTGTTCCTACTGGTGTCCTCAAGACTGAACAGCCTTTGTCAGAAGACTGGGCTAACGAATACAAGAAGCGTTGGGAAGAGGCTATGTACGGTTACGACCGTACTGCTGTGTTGGGTAATGGAATCTCTTTCCAGAGCACCTATCTCAACCCTCGTGACGCTATGTTCATTGACGCAGTTCAGTTCACAAATCAAGCCCTAGCGAGAGCGTTTGGTTTGCCCAACAGCCTTTTGTCTTTGCCGATTGATGGCAACAGTCAAACGTATTCAAATGTTCGTGATGAGAACTCACAGTTCCTACGGTACACACTCAGCCTCTATACGAATGAGATTGAGAACGCCTTTAGTGAACTACTACCTAACGGTCAGAAAGTAAAGATGGACAGCAAGTCGTTGCTGGCTCTAAACCAGTTTGATCGTTACCAAGCACATGCTATTGCCATTGAGTCTGGCTGGAAATCAAGGCAGGAAGTTCGTACTGAGGAAGGTCTTACTGGCCCTCCTCCTGAAATCCCTGTGAATATTACCGATACCACTCTAGGCAATACGCCAACCAATAATGCAAAGAAGGAGACAAAGAATGAATCTTGAGAAGAGGGAGATGGAACTACGTCTCCAAGAAGATGAACGAACCGTTGCTGGTATCGCTGTTCCTTATGGACAGGTTACAAAAGTTGGTTCATACCAAGAGCGTTTTGAGCGGGGTGCGGTGGAAGATATTACCGACACCAAACTATTTTATGCCCACTCAGAACCAATTGGAAAAGTTACCAATAGTGAAGAAAGAGAAGAAGGTCTTTACATTGAAGCCACTATCTCTGACACACCACGAGGTAACGAAATCAGAACACTGTTGAAAGACAACGTTCTCAATAAGTTTAGCGTTGGTTTTCTACCAGTAGAAAGCGAAAACGTTGAAGGCATAACTGTACGACAGAAAGTAGATTTGAAAGAAGTTTCAATTGTACCGTTCCCAAGTTACAGCGATGCGAATGTCTTAACCGTAAGGGAAGACGAAAATATATTAAATGAAGGAGGCATTGATATGTCAAATGAAGAAAATAATAGTTCGCAAGAACTAGTTGAACTCCGTGATTCGATGGAATCGTTGGAGCGTAAAGTTGACACTCTCTATGTTCCTGCTGAATCTGCTCCAAGTGAGCCGTTGTTCCGTTCTTACGGTCACTACATTAAGGCTCGCGTTGCTGGAGAAGACAAGGCGATCGAACTAGAGAATCGTTACAAAGTTGACGATGGTAGTGCAGATGGTGTTGATGGAGGTGTAGTTGCAGATGCGATTTCCCAGAACGCTTGGATTGGTTCTGTAGTAGATATCTTTAGCAAGCAGCGCAAGGTGCTTAACGCTTTTGATACTGCTGCTCTTCCTGGCTCTGGTGTGTTCGTTGAGTACGCCAAGTTGAAGTCCAACACTGTTGATTATGATACGCAGGCTCTTGAAGGTGACAAACTGGTTTACGGCAAGGTCCAACTGGAAACTGCCACTGCTCCGGTTATCACTGCGGGTGGATTTACTACCCTAAGTCGCCAGGAAATTGAGCGTACGAATCAGGTTAATATCCTGTCGGCTCATTTCGATGCGATGAATGCTGCTTACGCTGATTACACGAATGATTATGTTCGTGCGCAGGTTGTTGCTGCTAAGGGTACTCAGGAAATCACTGGCCCTGACCTTACCGATTCTGGTGAGATTATTGGTGCTGTTGTTGATGCTGCTCAGTTGCTAGACGATGTGAACTCGTCAATTGATTCGATTCTGGTTTCCCCAGACGTATTCAAGGGATTGGCTACGCTGGTTGATACCGCTAACCGTCCTGTGTTGGAGTTCCGTCAGCCGTCAGTTAACACTCTCGGTACTGCGTCTGCTACTAACCTGTCGGCTACGTTGCTGGGTGTTCCAGTGATTGTTGACCCAGGTGCAGCAGTCAATACCCTTTGGGTGTTCAACTCGGATGCTGTTCTTACTCTTGAAAGCCCTGGTGTGCCTTTCCGTCTCTCGCAAGAGGACGTAACTGTACTTACTCAGACTTTCTCGACGTATGGGTACATTGCTTCGGCAGTGCAGCGGCCTGACCACATCGTAAAGGCGACGTTTGCCTGATGAGTGCTGATGCCCTTGCTCAATATGTTGGAGCACTACCAGATGATTCAGATTATGTAGAGATGTGTTGGGACGACGCATACCAGTTAGTTACTAACTTTGTTGGTACTAGGGATGTGCCTGAGCAAATCTTTGAGCGTGCTGTTTTGGAGTGTGGTTCTGAGTTGTTCCATAGGCGTCAAGCGCCTAATGGTATTTCCCAGTTCGCTTCCTATGATGGTGCGCCTATCAGGATTGCTCGTGACCCGATGACTCCTGCATACGCGATTCTTCGACAGGGGATGGTGATTGGTTTCTAATGCCAGATAACCGTACCCTACAAGAAGTAAGAGAGGATTTAGCCCTTTCACTGGAAGAAGTTGGTATTAATACTAAATCTTTCCTACCTGAAAGGGTTATGCCTCCAGTCGCTATCATCAGTGCATCTGACCCATATATTGAGCAAGGCATCACGGCCTGTTTATTTAAGGTTTCATTGACAGTCACTATTGTTGCTTCAAAAGCAGTTAATAGCAATGAAACTGACAATCTCGACTCCATGATTGAGCGTGCGATTATGGCAACGGGTGATTGGTTTATTGATTCAGTATCAGCACCTTTCGTCCTTGAAGTTAACAACGCAAATTATCTGGCTAGCAAAGTATCGCTCAGTCAGGACTTAGAAATAGAAGGAGGATGACAATTATGGCATCAACACGAATTAAAGGAAAAAGTCTAAAGTTCATCATTGACGATGAGGCTTATGAGTGCGACCTGACTGCTATCGACTTGCTGAATGAGGAAGCAGAGGGAAGTGACGACGTTGTTACTTTCTGTCAGGCAGCATCGGGTGGTGGAGTTAACTGGTACTTGGATACCACTGCTATCACTAGCACTGACCAGAATTCTTACTGGACTTACCTTTGGGATAACGCAGGAACGCAGGATGTTGCTTATGTGTATGCACCCAATGGTAACGAGACGCCCACTGCTGATAAGCCCCATTTCACTGGGACTTTGGACCTGCCAGCCAAGCCGAATATTGGAGGCGAGGCTTCAACCACTTGGACCTTTGACATTCGCCTACTGGTGAATGAAGAGCCAACTAAGGTGACTGCATAGTTATGCCGGTAATCGTTACGGGTGATGACGAACTTGAAGCAAAGTTATCTGCTTTTGCTGAGAAGGGTGAGTTAGAGAGAGCCTATGACGATACTGGTGGACTTGTTAAGAGGCTGGCGAGTGGACTGGTACCTGTTAAGACGGGTACTTTGAAAGAATCCATTCGCCAGTCTCGTGGCAAAGTTAATACAACTAAAACGATGGTTCAGGCTGGTAATAGGGGATTCCCTTATGCACCCATTATTCATTATGGGCAATATCAGAATCGTACAGCACAACCGTTCTTAACTAATGCTTTAGCAATTGTTAATGCTCGTTATGTTGAGGTTCGGTTTAACGCTGAAATGGCTGAACAAATGAAAGTTTCTGGTTTGTAGCCAGGATAAATATATATAAAGGAGATGATTGATAATGAGTCTTATGGACGAGTTAACAGCAGGAGAACTTGCAACTGCGGAGAATAGAGCAGGTGTAAGTATTACAAGTTTGGAAGACCCAAACGCACCCAAATTGGGACTACTCACAGCACTAGCGTGGGTGGCACTAAAGCGGGAAAACCCTCAGGCCAAGTACAAGGATGCTGAGGACATGAAGTTGCCAGAGATTACTGCACTCTTGGGACTTGATGGAGAAGAAGAAGACCCAAAAGAGCAGTAGCAGAGGCGCAAGCCAAACGTAAGGCTGAGTTCTGTATGGCTACTGGTTTAACACCAGAGGTTTATGAGGGACTTAGTGGTTACGAGATTGCTGCTTTTGTGGAGGCAGCAAATAAATTTAGAAGGTGAGGTGGTTCTGAGTGGGACGCCATGTGATTTCAGTCGTTGTAACTGGAGATAGCAAAGATTTTAATAGAGCGATGCGTGCGGCTAATGCTGACATGAAGTCTTTCAGTAAAGGTATTGCTGATGCTGGTTCCGCTCAGGACCGTCTCAACCAAAAGTTGCGTATCTCTGCAACTCAGATTGATAGGTTAGCGAAGAACATCAAACGTGCTTATCCAGATGTTGAAGGTCTGGGTAGGGCGATGGATTACTTGGCTAAACGTGAAGCAATCCGTATCAAAACTATCTTTAGGTTGGAAGAGGCAACTAGGGCTACTAGTCGTTTGACTGGGAAGTTGGGTTTGTTGAGTGCCGCTTTTGCTGCTACTAATGTTGGTGCTGCTGCTGTTGTTATTTCTCTAGCAGCAATGTCTGGTTTGATTGTTGGTGTTGCTGGTGCTGGTTTAGTTGGTGCGTTTGGCTATCTGCTCTTTACTACTGAGAAGTGGCGTGAGGAGATGGGTAAGGTAGCGAGTTTCATTCGTAAGGACATGATTAACAATACGATGAAGCCGTTCTACGACATTATTAGTACGTTGCCCAAGGTTGTTAAGGATGCTTACGTTGGTGCTGAGAAAGAGTTCAAGGCTCTGGGTAAAGCGTTGGAGCCTTTGGCTGAATCGTTCTTGAAGTTCTTCCCTGAGATTACTAAGAAGATTGTTGGGGCTTTCGCTGATATTGCTAAGGTTTCTCAACCTTTCTTTGAGCAGTTGTTGAAGTCTATTAATCCTTTGGTTGATGGCATTACTGATTTCTTTAAGGCTATTGCTAGTAGTGATGTGACCATCATGAAAGCGGTGTTGAGAGATTTAGGTGATTTGTTCAGGCTGTTGGGTGAGTCTATTGCTACTCTATCTGTTGAGGATTATGAGGAGTTTAAGACGTTTATTGTTAACTTTGTTCGTGATATTGCTGGTGCTATCCAAGGTGTCATTAACTTTATTCGCGGTATTGAGGGAATTTTCAATAAGTTTGGTACGTCTTTGACTGGTGTTGCTATCACTTTGGGTGCT